TAAATATGCCATAGTATCGTGTTTATATGTTCCTTTACAATATGCACAAGGTTCTTCAAACTCTTCAAAATCTTCGTATACACATCCCATACATCCATCATGTTCAATTGTTGATTGCTCTTCTTTTGGCACGAATTTATCTTCTGACATTTGATAACCTAAAGTAGCTATGCCACTTTTCTCTCTACAGTATTTACAAGGCTCATCTAACTTTGATGAATATTCATATTTGCATTTATTACATTTGCTCATTGTTTATCTCCGTTCATCTTCTATTTTCGTAATTTCGACATCGCTACACATTCCACTAAGTTGAGTTGATAGCAAATCATACTCTCCATATCTTACTTTTCGCTTAGCCTCCTCTTCAGAATCCGCTTTTACTTTGCCTTTAATGTATGCAAGTGCTTCTGCGTTAAAACAATGTTTCTTGTTCATATTTTTTACCATTACACGTAAACACTTCTGATTTCTTTTCTTTATCATTTTTAATCTCTACTTCGTCATAAAATTCAACTAAATCTTTATGGCTATTTGTAAATGCTGCGTTGTAAGCAATCCCGTTAATCACTGTATGATAATCAAGATCAATTTCTTCATCTTCCCTAATTCTTTCAAAAACTAATGCGTGCTCGTAATCTATATAAAACTCAGCATTTGGAAACACTCGCTTTATATACTTATCCGCTTCTTTTAATTCGTGGTTTTTGAAGAATGATGCATACCTTCCATAGCATTTATTTATCAACATATTCCCCAATGTATAGACTTCCTTCAATTACATACAGATTCATAATGTTTTCCTTTGTTGCCCCTAGGAAATCTTTCCCAGGCTTCTTGAAAACCAATTTCCCATTCTCTGTATCTGTACAGTATTTGTATTTGTTAATGCACCTGTTGTCGCATTTCTTTACACTGTAGGAAACTTTTCCGTCATACCTTTTCGCAATCATCTAGAATGGCATCCCTTCATCTGAATCATAATGTTCAGGATACGATTGGTAATTTACTTGATTTGTAAATGGTACTGTTTGTGGCTGCTGCATCTGTTGTGATTGAGGTTGATACGTTTGTTGATACGTCTGTTGATAAGCTTGTGTTTGTGGCATTGTCGCATTGTTTACGCTCAATTCTACGTCCATAACATACACACTTGTCTTATACACCTTCTGCCCACTGTTGTTCGTGTATGAGCTTTTCTGAAGCTTTCCGTCAATTGCGATATGTTGTCCTCTAAATCCATATTGATTAATATGTTCTGCATTTTCTCCCCAAGCGGTGCATTCGAAGAAATATTTACGTTCTTGTCCGTCCTTCCCTTTTTCTTTAACTTCAATTGAGAAGTTACATAGGCTTTGCCCTGCAGCAGTTTTCTTTAAAACAATATCACTGCCGATTTCGCCTGATAAAATAACTCTGTTCATTTCTTTTCAACTCCTTTATGCAAATTCGACACCTATCAAATTGGGTTTGACCCCTTCCAACATCTGATACATATAAGGCACAGAGATAAAATTCTTATTAGCACACTCTATAACTGAGTTATAAACTTTATCTCCAACCTTTACCTTCTTCGAGTTTTTTAATCTGTTTACTTCTGATAGATCTACTAACTTTAGATTTTCTATTTTTAAATCACCATCACATACAACAATGTGTTTATCTTTTATTTCCCCAATAAAAGCTTTGTATGCTTCTCCAAGAACACTTATATATTTGTTCCGATTTCCATCTCTAATCTTTACAACATATCTAGTTTCACTTGTTTTTCGGATACGCATTTCTCTTTCCGTTCCATCAATAGGTGAAACAGAAACGACTTTCAGATGGCTTGTAACGTAATATCTATACCCGCTGTCACTTTCACAAACCAATTGGTACAGTTCCTCCGATTTGCTTGTTGGAAGCTCTCTGCCGCTCTCATGAATGATTGGAACGAGAATACATCCGTTATAGACTTCCTCGTTCCGAACCATTCTAGAGAACTGAGCGTTTGTAATGCCCAATTCTCTCATAACATCTTTGGCATCTACGATTCCACGTACATTTGATATATCTGTTTTGTCCAGCATGTAATATTGCACTTTTGCCCCTCCTGTTTATTTCGTCTCCTCGAAGCCTAAGTAATCATCTGTGTAATCACCCGTGTAATTACTCGATTCAAGCTTCTTTTCTAGCTCTCTAACTTGATACACTAGACTTTTGTTTTCATTTGCCAATGTTCTGATTCTTCGCCTGTATTCTTCATATTTGTAGATACATTTACAAGCTTTATCTTGTTCTTCCTGAATTCTTTTTCCAACAAATAGGCTATATAGAAGAAGTGTTGCAGCACTTCCCCATAGAAACCCACAAAACCAATTAATCATTTAATCACCTTCTAGCTCTAAACCCTTGATTACAACACGCAATTGATCTGCATATCTAGTAATGAATATCATTCTGTCTAAATCGTTTGCGTCCAAGTCATAAATAAATGATTGTAATTCGTTCGATAGACATGTAAGCAATGTTTTTTTATTTATGAAATCATCTGATATTCTTTCAATTCGCTCAGTAAGTTCTGATGTCATTTCTAATACATCTCTAAGTCTTTGAAACATCAATTTCTCTTCTTGAGGTGTATAGAACAAAAGATATTTAAAATGTTCATTTGCTTTATCACTAATTGCTAGTAAAGCTTCTACTTTGTTATCCATGTTTACTCCCTTTCTACGCTCCTAATATTTCCCTTCTAACTCGTTCCATTTCCTTATGTACATCTTCATACGATTGATTGCTTTCTTGTGCATAGAATTTAGAATCAAGTTTTACAGGCTTGTTCTTATTTCTTTTCATCCATTCATCATGTACCCATTTCTGAATCACTAATGAATGGTTCTTGTAATTCTTTCCTGATGTCTCAATATATTCATCAAGAATCTTTATGTGCTCATCCAAAGATGATCCATATAATTCAACCAAGTGTGTGTGTTCTTTATCAGTTAGTAAAACGTGCTGATATTCTCCGTATTTGTGTTTGCGTGTATATACATTAATGTTATTTTTATTTAATTCATTTTTAGTTGAATTATTATTTAATTTAATAGGGTTTAGATTTTCTATTTTTAGATTTTCTATTTTTAGATTTTCTATTTTTAGATTTTCTAAATTCTGAGGACAATCAATTAATGTGTATTCCCAATCAACAATTAAGTTTCCTTCTCTTATTGGCTTACGAACTAAATACCCTTTTTCCATCAGTTCTTTTAAGCCTGTACGAACACTAGATATTCCATCGGTTGCCAACGCTTTAATACTGTTTTCTTTAAAATCCCAATTTTCAGGCAAACTTAACATTTGGCAGAATAATCCTTTTGCTTTGTAAGATATATTTTTATCGTGAAATATCTCATTATTAACGTGAGTGTACCCTGTTTGTAGGTTTTTCTTTAGTTCCGCCATTCATCACACCTCCTAACATTCAGACCCTATGTAATAATCGTAATAAGTATAGGCAACACTAAAGGCGCTCCATATGTCTGCTTTAAATCCGTAGAAATATCCAGGCTCTTTCTTTGTGCCTTTTCCTTTGTTTGGAGTATCTTTAGCAAACAAATCAATTAACGCTTGTCTAATAGTTGCGTCTGTCGCTTTCATAGAGTGGCATAGAGTCATTTTTTCTTCACTTCGGTATATTAATGTTGGTTCAATATCGAAAGCTTCAAATTGCTCTAATAAACGTCCTATAAAGTAACAAGTTTCAAATGTTGTTTGACCTACAGGCATACCGAAACTTTGTATTCCTTCAATTGCTACATAATCAATTGGATAATTCTCTGCTTTCCAATTTGAAATTTTATCTTGCAATTCTTTGTTAGGAATTTTCCCTTTATCTACAACTGCCGATAAATCATTCTCTACCACAACAAATGCACTGTATTCATTTGCTGGGTCAATGCCTAAAATCATCTTACGCACCTCCAATTTCAAATTTAGTGACCTCGATTTTTTTCTTGGTCGCATTCATCTTGGCTTCGATACTTTCATAAGCAGTTTTGAAACGTTTTAAATCAGAATCAACTTTTGCAAGCTTTGTTCTTTCATCAGCTACTTTTTGACAAGCTAGTGCTTCAAAGAATTTAATACTTGGTGCTTTTCCATCATGGTCACGCTCCCAAGTACTGCGTTCTACATAAATAGCGTTTGTCATTTTATTTTCAATATCTGCTTTAAGAATGTTCGATTGTTCCTGTAATCTAGCCATCATTTCACCAATTAAGAACATTTGATTTGCAAGGTTTTCTACGTTTAATGCCATTTCCATTACTGCACTTTCATCAGGAATATATGCATCAACTAAGATTGAAAGTTGCTCTTGGATTTCTTCATCTTTCCAATATTTAACTTTGAATGGGTTGTATTTAAACAACAGTTCATTTTGACTTAGCATTGTATTTCACCTCTGATTCATCAATATGTCCGTAGATACGTTCTAAATATCTTTTGGCAATGCCTAACATTTTCTCTCTCTTTGAACTCTGGTCTAGTAGGTTATGACACCTTCTACATACCGTAATAATGTTTTTTTCTACCCCAAGTCCGCCTTGTGCTCTTGAACAAATGTGTGCTTCGGGAAATGCGGAGGGAGAACCGCAAAAGATACACATTCTCCCATCTCTTTCCCATACAGTATCTTTAACTGATTTAGGAATATCTGTAGCTTGGCTACGTTTTGATTTATACAAGACTTACACCTTCGGGTTGAGGTTCATCAGGTTGTGAATATGTTTGTGGTTGAACAGGTGCTTGTTCGATTTGTGTTGGTTGTTGGATTGGAGTTTCATCCAATTTCATATCCACATTCATTTCTTCCTCTGAATACATCTGTTGGAAATCGTTAGGGAATGTTTCCCTTAATGCTTGAGTAATTGCAACTTTACGAATCATTGTTGCTGCTTTAGTGCTCCACTGAGAGTTAAGTTTTCCGTCTTTTGTTCTTCCTGCATATTCTTCAAATGAAACTTCAATGTGTGTTGGATGCGAAACATTCTTTCTAAATACGTCTGCCCATCCACCGACAACTTCTTCACGATCTTTAAGATAGAAAGCACCTTTTCGGTAAGTTAACTCACCACTTTCGTTATTAATTACGATAATTCCAGCATCTAAACCATCAAACTCTGAATTTCTTTCGGCACGTTTCAAGAAAACATCTTTTGAAACAACCATTTGAGCTGGTGAGGTGTTTCCATACTTGATTAAGTAGCAATCTTTAATGAATGGATTCAATCCTTGTGATTTACACAAATTAATGAAATAAACAACTTCTTGGTCTGAGATTTGACCATTACCATTTACTAAGTAATTTCTTACGATAGCTGGGGATAATTTTACTTTTTCTCCGTTGGCAGAAAATTCTACTAATTGATTGTCATTCTTTTTTGCAATATTGTTTTGTAACATAATTAACATTCTCCTTTTTCTAAAATATTGATTTTTACACCATGTTCTTTAATAAGTTGATTTAAAATTGGATTGCAAGCTTGTAACTCTTCCATAGATCCTTCAATACGGAATACGCAATATCTTCTTGCTTGAGTTTGACTTTGAGCCTGAGGGGCTTCAAATGGAGCTTGTGTAGGAACTGTATTTTCTCTTTCCATTTGAGCTTGTTTAGATTGTTCAATCTGAGCATTTACTTTTTCTTGAAGCTTTGCTTTGGCTGCCTTAATCTCATTAATACGTTCTGTAGCTTTGCTTAAATCCAATGTCTTACAGAATAATTGGATAACTTGTTCTGCCTGTAGTTCATCTTCGGGAAGTGAAGCTTCAATAAAAGATAATTGTTCTTCGGCCTTCATGAATTTATTACTTAGGCTTTCTTCAATTTCTTTAGGCTTAACAGACTTATTCAAATATCTTTCTTCAAAAACTAAATCAAATGGATATTTGTTGTTCGTCATGTTTAACCATAACTCTTTAATTTGATTACGCTTCAATTTTTTCTCTGCATTATCAATATCATTGATACCGTCACCCAATTTGTCTGATGCTGCTTTGATTGTTTTCTCAACTGCCATGATGTCTTTCTTGTCTTGCAGCCATTGAGCAAACACATCATTTTCAACTTGCTTACGCTTATCAGATACAACCTTAACTAAATTGTTAAGTGAAGCTCTATCTGTTTTAGCTTGTTTATAGTTGTTCTCATCAACTACATAGTCGTAAGCTTTCAATCCTTCTTGAATTGCAGGCAATAAATCACTTGCATTTGTGTACACTTTTCCGTTTTGTGCACGTACCTCTAAATTAAATTCCATATTTCCATCTCCTCTTTTTCTATATAGACAATGTGATAGGTGGTTCTACATCACCTACGAAGTACCTATCCCATTTTTCTATCATTGCTTGTTTTAGATCGTTCATACTGTCTAAAGCTTCTTCTTTACGATATGAACGCTCAATAATTCGTGCATCACCATCTGCAAATCTTAGTTCTGCACAATAAATAACAAAGTCAAAATCCGTAACAATCAATCCTTCTAACGTTTGGCAATAGTAATTGTCAGGAACTGTTTCGTTTCCTTTACTTCCCCATTTCTGCAAACTCTGAGAATTAATTATCTTAGATGTTTTAATTTCTAAGATTCCTCTTTCTCCTGTTTCTTTGTTGTAGATAAGTCCATCAGGACTGTATCTCAAGAACTCATGTTCCTTAGAAACTAATGTAACGTTGTCCACGTACTGTACATCCAACTCAGGATGTTTCGCCTGAAACAATGTTCTTAAACAAGGCTCTGCGGTATTTCCATACTCAATTGCATCATTCGTAATTTGTTGTGAACCGAATTTCTTATCGTGCCACAACTGATTCAATGTTTTCCATGGATTCAAATCCATGAAACAAGCTGCATCAGAACCTCCAATGCCTCGTCCTCTTTTCTTAAGCCATTCCTCATGACTTCCATACTTTTCAACACTAAACTTTTCAGTGTCTTGATACAGATTCATTTTTCACCTCTCCCTTTAATACGTACTTGGCATATGATGTTTTATCTCCAAACCGATTTTTTGAAGTTTCAGTTTGAGTTTCTATGTCATATCCCAAATCTCTTAAATCCCATATACGAGCACCTAAACGAGTGATTCCATATTCCTTTAGGTGCTTGATAACTCTTTCAGTTTGTGTCATTTTACAAACCTCTAATGTACAAGTTTGCGAAAACTGTGAATGCGATAGCTAGTGCGAATAAAACAATTGAACATATGTAATTGAATTTAGCCATTCCATTAACCATGCTCGTCTGCTTCATGCTTCTAACTTTAGTTGCATAATGTGTCTCGTAAGAGTTGTTTGCAAAAGAAGGAAGAGTGATACAATCACCCAATTCAACTGCTTTTTTCTTTGCGGTTGATTTAGAACCAGGCTTCTTCGTCTCTTTCTGCTTTGCAGAAGTCGTAGCAGTAGTCTTCGTAACTGTACTCATCTTGTTCTTCCTCCTCATCTTCATCAAATTCATCTTCATCAATAAATTGGTTATCTTGAATAACTCTTAAATCATCAATATCCTTCATGTTGTTCACACCTTTCTTTGAATTCAGGAAACATCCTGATAAATAACTTTGTTGGAACTTTCTTTGTATCTATCACTTTGGATAGATTGGACTTTTTATAAGCATCCGATTCGCAAATAAGATTCAACATCTTGTATGCGGTTTTCTTAGAAACACCAAGTTCCATGATGTCTCTATACCCAAGCAACATTTTCATTCCTTTACACATCTTTTCCCAACTTCAAATCCGTATCCGTAAATAATTGAAAGCAAGCTTGATACTTCTTTTAAATCTTCATTTCTACATCCGTTTCTGATTAGTACATCAAGAACTCTTCCTTCCGCTTGTACTGATTCATGGATTAATCTAATTGAATCTAATCTGTCACTTTCTAATCTTCCACTTGGTTCTGCCATTTTATTCACCCTTTCTTATCGTTTTATGCATTTTTGAATTTATTAATGAAATAAATCTGACCTTTGCCCGTCACTTTTGTTGTTCTTGTAATTCTTGTCGAACCATCAGGATTGTTTATTACTCGTTCTTTAACTTCAAACAATCCCTTTTCCATTGCCACTTGAGTTGGCATATTTTTTGAAGTGCCTTTCTTAATCAAATATCCATCATTTCGCATTCTTTCAAATAATCGTTTTTGACCAATATCTGTACCATTCTGTTTAATCAATTTAGCTAAGTCACCAATCAGAATTGAAGTATCGCTAGTTGCAACTGCATCTGCAAAGATCGCTTTCGGTTTCATTTCTTCGTTTTCGATTTGAAGATTAGCAATTGTTTTATGTGCAATGTCTAATGCACGAGCCATAACCTTTTCAGGACTATTCCAAGCCTTTTCTAATTCGATTAACTTTCTTCGAATTTCTTTTCCTTTTTCATTGCGTTGTAGCATTGCAATTTCTTTCGCCATATCTAGTGTGATTTGATAGTCTTGTAACTCTCTAGTCGCTCCGTTATTAACAACCGTACAATTTTGTACACTTGTAAAATCGACGTTTTCTTCAAATCCGTATTCTGACATTTGCTCAAACCATCTAGAGAATCTTCCTGCAATGTTTAATTCTTTGTACAACTCTCTAGCCGACAAAGTTAATTTGTCACCGTTTGTAGTTACATTAAATAATTCATTCATTTGTTTATCCTCTTTTAGTACCGCTCCTATCGGTATTTATTTTTAAAAAAATTTAGCTTAGCAAATCTAAGGAAATTCCGTAGTGTTTAGCTAATTTTTTTGCGTTGCCCCATGACATAGTATCAGGGTCTTTTTCGTATTTCTGATACGTTCTTAGATTGACTTCTAAGTAATCAGCAATCTCTTGTTGAGTTTTTTTCTTATTCACACGTAACGCTTTTAATGTGAACTTTGGAACTGTTTCTGTCATTAACATCTTCCTTTCTTGTTACCGTCCTTATCGGTATCTTCACTTATTATTATATCCATCTATTTACCGTTGTCAACGGTATGATGAACTTTTTTTGTATTTTACATGAAATTTTTTTATATGTATATATACAATTATGGTCGGTATTATGTTATCCTTATATTAAAGGAGGAAACTTATTCATGGATATTAACGCAACAGGACAAACGCTTAAATATTTCAGAAAAAGAGCAAATCTTACACAAAAAGATGTAGCTAAATCCATGTTAAAAAGTCAACAATGGGTTTCTGATACCGAGAATGGTGTAAGTACTTTGCTCTGGGGTGATCTAAAAAAGATTTGCAAATTGTATAATACTACCCCATCTGAATTTGAACGCAAAGAAAACGAATTTATGTAGTAGAAGTAAAAAATGGAGATGATATAAATAATTTGTATTGTTTTGGTAGCACAAAACGTCCGCATTAAAACATGGTAAACTTTAAGTGCCTGTAAATAGGCAACTGTATTTTCATCTCTCTCTATTTCATGGAAGGCACACTCGTTGAAGGGTGTGTTTTTCTTTTTACAAACAAAAAAGCACTAGAAATTAATCTAGTGCATTATCTTTATCCATCAATTTAGCTATTCCTTTATCGGCTTGAGGTAGCCAATGGG